TGATTCGTTTCAAAGGTTTAACTGATAGTGATTTCTTGCCGATGTTACATGGTAAAACTTATAGTGACCTCAAAGAATACATTGAGAATATCATTGGTGAACCACTTGCACCAGAAGGTGCTTCTTCACGCAAGTTGAAGATTTCTAATGCAATGGTGTCTATGATTAAGATTGGCCTCAAAGGCACACCAGAGGCTACTAAGTTTGCACAGACGATTGAGAATGCCAAGAACCTGAATGAACAGAAACGTTACTTCATTTCAGACTATGGTTTTAAGAACATGGTTGATTTTGTAAATGGAAAGACTGACAAGTTAATTCCAGGTGAGAACTATGAAAAACATAATCTGGCCAATATTACAGAGTGGTGGCGTAAGAAGGCTATCAATCGATTTGAGACCTTGAAGACAGAAGGTCGTATTCGTACAGAACAAGAAGTCTGGACTGGTGATAAAGTGCTTGACATAATTCGGTAATTCTGGTAGGATAAATACCTAGTTAAACGGAGAACTAGGTAAATGAAAATCCCAACAAAAGTCAATAATGATACAGAAGGTAAAGTTTCTGGTGCTGGTTCTGAAATTACTGCTCTTGCAGAAAGTTTACAAGCATATGCTTGTGCTACAAGACAACATTTTGGTAAAAATTTAGTAGATGTATCACAAATTACAAAACAAACTATTGGTGATGCAGACTGTGACCGAACTTTAGAAGCCTGTATGAAAGGCTTAGATGAGAATTGGTTCAGAAGTGTTATTCTAACAGCTAATCTAATTTTTGATGAAGTTCCTGGCGCAGCAAGCGGCAAGAATTTTAAATTTTATCGTGGTGGTTCTCTGGTCGATTCAATCTATAGTAACTGGCGTAAATTTAAAAGTGGAAGTGGTATCACAGGCGATGACAAATGGAATCCCGCTGATATTTGGATGATTAAAAAAAGTTTTAAATTGCGTAAAGATTTTGATACATTAACAGAATACAATCGTTATGTTTATGATGAGTTCGCCTACACTAATATGATTGGTATTTCATTGAAAAAAATTGGCCCTAAAGAAACTCCACATTCGAAGTTTTTTAACAATGGCAAACCATTGATTGCAGAGTTTACTGGAATCAAACTTGGCCAAAATATGACCGATTCAAAAGACATTTATATCCAATACAAGTCTGAAGGTAAAGATGGTGAAGTTCAATTCAGAAATTTCTCAGGTCGCCCTGTTCCATCTTCATGGCAAGGTGAAATTAAAGGCAAAGCGGCCGCAGGTGGTAAAATTGGTGGTGGTATAATATTCCAAGGTGCTCAAGATATTGGCATCTCAAGGTCTAAATTGACTTTGCCAAATCAAGTACCAATTGACAAACCAACTGATGCCGATTTTAAAAAATTTGCTATGATGTTTAAAGAATTATCTGGTACGAATGAAAAACTTGATGCACTAATTGCTCAAGCAAAAGCCGGACAAAGACAAGATAAAACTTGGTGGATGTCCAAATATATAGGTATTGGCTTAGTTTATACCGTTATGAAAGAAAAGAAACAAGATGCCTTGTGTAAATACATATATCAATATGCATCTTCATCTACAAAGAATAGTAGTATTTTTATAAAGTATAGCTAATGAACTTCACACAATTTTTAACCGAATCAAAAAAAGAAGGTGCTAAACTGAACACATTGAAGATGAATTTATTATAAATACATGATAGGAGAAAAAATCATGTATGGATTCATATATCTAACATCAAATAAAATTAATGGTAAAAAATATATTGGAATGTGTAAAAATACACATCGTGAAAAATATATTGGTTCTGGTAAATTATTAAAACAAGCCATTAAAAAATATGGTAAAGAAAACTTTGATAGAATTGTTTTACAAGAATGTGAAACTTTAGAAGAACTTAGCCAATCTGAAATTTATTGGATTAAATTTTATAATGCGGTAGAAGATTCTACTTTTTACAATTTAACTTCTGGAGGTTTTGGTGGTAATAGTGATTATTTAAAAGAGTATTGGTCACATCTAAATAAGGAAGAAAGAAAAGTTTGTAGAAACTGGTCGAAAAAAAATATGGTAGGTTCTAATAATCCAATGTATGGTAAAAAACACACAGAAGAAACTAAAACACTTATAGGTACTAAGAGTGTTAACAGAAATTGGAATAAACCAAATCATTTTGGAGTAAATAATCCTAATGCAAAAAAAGTTATGATTGAAAATGCTTCAGAAAAAAAGTATTATGATTGTTTAAAAGATTATTATAATGAAAGTAAGATAGCACCATATTCAACATTAAAAACTATTGCTAGAAATGGCAGATTTTCTAAAAAATACGAGATAAAAATAATATATGTATAATTTCAAAAATTTTACCATGGAGGGCTCTCAAGATGTAATTTTAGCTGAAGAAAAAAGCGGCAAAAATTTACATCTTGAGTAATGAACACATTGAAGATGAAGTTCTGAATCGTGGTGTATCTGGTGTTAGAGATGCAATCAACTTCTTGCAATCTCTCCGTGACATGCTCGCAGGCCATTCTAATTCTAAGGTGAACCTAACTACAAAATGGGATGGTGCACCTGCTATTTTCTGTGGTATTAATCCAGACAATGGCAAATTCTTTGTTGGTACAAAGGGTGTATTCAATGCCAATCCTAAGTTAAACTACACCGATGCAGACATTGATGCAAACCATGCTTCAGAAGGATTAAACTCCAAACTTAAAGTTGCATTACGTTATTTGCCAAAATTAGGCATTAAGGGTGTATTACAAGGCGACATGATGTTTGCTAAAGGTGATATACAGAACAAAACAATTGATGGTGAAGACTACATCACATTTCAACCAAATACAATTGTCTATGCTGTGCCTGCTGATTCTAAGTTAGCACAAATGATGTTGGCTGCTCAGATGGGTGTGGTGTTTCATACTTCATATACAGGTAAAACATTCTCTGATATGAAAGCCTCATTCAACATTGATATTAAGAATCTTACAACAACCAAAGATGTTTGGTTCCGTGATGCTTACTTTGTTGATGCTTCAGGCACTGCCTCATTTACCGAAGAAGAAACAAGAACAGTTACATCTATCCTGTCTCAAGCAGGCAGAACTTTTCAAACAATCAATTCATTAAACTTGAATCGTATTTCAACAAGTGATGTTATTCTTACATACATTAAAACATTCAATAACACCAAAGTGCGTGAAGGTCTGAAGATTAAAGACACAAGAGCTCACACACTAGAGTTGATTCGTTGGGTTGAGGCTAAATTGAACAAAGACATTATTGATGCCAAGAAGGAAGAAACCAGACAGAAACGTATCAAAGAGAAAACAGAGATTATGCGTTTCTTCCGTAATGCGTCAACAGACTTGAAAAACATTTTTGATTTGATGAATCAGTTGGTTGATGTTAAGAATATGATTGTTAAGAAGTTGCAACAAATGAAACAAGTAACCAATACATTCTTACGTACTGATGATGGTTTCAAAGTTACCAATCCAGAAGGTTTTGTGGCAGTTGATAGGTTAAAAGGTAATGCTGTTAAGTTGATTGATAGACTGGAATTTGCTCATGCTAACTTTAATGCCGCTAAGAATTGGAGCAAGTAATGGATAAGAAATTTGATTTAACCGAAATCTTAGCCGAGTATGGTGAAGACGACTTTGGATTTACGGCAACTGACGAAGAAGAATATAATGCGGTTATTGCGGAAAAAGATGAAACAGTTGAAGAATACAAAGCAAGATTAGAAGCAGTTGAAAAGTTGATTCTGCCTTTCTTAACTAGGTTGTTAAAGACTGCTGACCAACCGATTATTAAGTGGCCTAACCGCAAGCCGGCATTAGAGGCACAAATTCAAAAGATATTAAACCTAACACGAGGTTGAAATGAAATTTACCGAATTCGATGAACTAATGGAAGCAGCCTATGCAGGCAATATCGGTATCATGGAACTGATTAAGTTTAAAAGTAATGCTAGTCCAGAACAGAAAAAACAGTTTGATGACCATGTGAAGAACAAGCGCCACAAAGACGCATGGAAGATGGTCCAAGACGTTACAGGAGTCAAACTACATAAGAGTGTGCATGAAGAAATTAAACCTGATATCCTGCCTAAGTCTGGCGCAGGTGCATGGGGAACAGATACTCTGGCAAACAACTATAAAAAAGGCACGCCAGGCCAAAACATTACCTCATTTAAAGACTACAAGACAACTAAGTAATTACACATTTCAAACCTTTATTCCAAGGAATTTTACCTTTTTGAGACTCACTTTGTTTTCTTCTCCATTCAGAACTTCTTTCTGGTCGTTTTCTACCTAAATTTCCTTGACTAATTTTGAGTTTATGTTCTTCTGTTAACGATGGTTTTGATTTTCCTAAATGTGATTGTCTAATTTTATTTTTAGTTTTTTCGGAATGTTTATAAGATTTATTTTTTTGTGATTCTATATATTTTGGAGAGTTTGAAACATCACCTCCATCACCACCTTTAGTCATATTATACTTAGGTGAAAGTTTTTTTATCCAAAATATTTCTTTTTCATTTAATAATTCTTTTTCTTGAATTTCTTCCAATATATCAATATTAAAATTTTCAATGCCATATTTTCTTATTGCTCTGTGTAAATATGTTTGACTTTTTTTATGTAATGCGTTATATTTATGGTGATAAAAACGGACTTGGATTTTGTTGATTGTTTTACCAATGTATGTGTCATTGGTAACTTGATTGGTGATTTGATAAATAACCATGCTGATACGGCCTTTCGTGTTAGAGTAGGTGCGAACTGCAATTCGGCGACCTACAACTATTTATAATTTTTTTGATTGGAAAACGTAGAAATGAAAGATTTGATAATCGGTGCAAGTACCAACTATGATTGGGACAAATTAAAATATTGGATTAATTCCATTAATAAATCAGGATTTGAAGGTGATAAAGTCCTGATTCTAATGAACTGTGATGCAGCCACAGTTAAAAAAGTTAACGCAGCAGGTTTTAAAGTTATTGGATTCAACCAAGATTCCGATGGTAACTTGACCTACAAATCAGAAATGCCAATCCACGTTGAGCGATTTGGCCATATCTACGAATATCTCCGCAAAAATGAATATCGTTACGCCATTACGACAGACGTAAAGGATGTTATTTTCCAATCCAACCCTATTGACTTCTTAGAAGCAAATTGCCTTAGACATAATCTGGTGTTTTCTTCTGAGAGCATGTTATACAAAGACGAACCTTGGGGTAACCAAAATCTGTTGGAGACTTTTGGCCCTTATGTACACGGAATTTACAAAGAAAATGAAATCTATAATGTTGGCGTTCTTGCTGGTACTGGCTCTGCGGTGCGTGATTTGGCAATTAACATCTTCACCATGGCAGCAAACTGTCCAATACCAATTTGTGACCAATCAACATTTAACTTCATGGTCTCTATGAGTCCTTATAAAGAAACTTCTCTTTATACTCAATCAGAAACAGGTTGGGCTTGCCAGTTGGGCACAACAGCAGACCCTAGTAAGATTAATCAATTTAAACCACATCTGTTAGAACCATCTCCTTCTATGTACCGAGGTATTGTGACCACATCAAAAGGAATTCCATACCATATTGTTCATCAATATGATAGAGTGCCTGAAATGCGCCGGATGATTGAGGAGAAATACGGTGAGTAACGCATTAGTAATGGCAGGTCATGTAAGAACCTTTAAAAGTATCGCAGAAGAACTAACACATTTTATTCGCTTCAATGAATTGGATGTGTATCTGTATATTTGGGATGAAGGCAACCAAGATGAAATTGATTTTGTTGTTAAGACTTTGAAGCCAATTAAATGGAAGGCAGAGAAGAATGAAATTTATCTGCCAGAATTCCTTGAGGCTGAACAAAGAATCGTAACAAAAAATCCAAAAGAACTTATTACTCCAGATAAAAACTTTGCAACACTATCGATGCACTTTGCACGTAGAAAAGCATTTGAGTTGATTGAAAAAGAATATGATAATGTTGTATTCTCCAGATTTGATACACATATGAATGCCTTCAGAGTCAGAGCAATTGTTTCTGAATTTCCTGATGCAGTTGTTACACCAACCAATGAGCAGTATGGTATGGTGTCTGATATCTTTGCTATTGTTCCATGGAAATATGCAGACAACTACTTCTTCTACCCACGAGCAGAAGATATCTTGTCACGTAGATTCAATAAGAAAATGAAAGAATGGTTATCAGTTAAATTCTTTTGGGAGAATGGTCAAAGAGATATCCGCTTACATGATGAGAATAGATATTGCCCACACATGTTGTGTATGAGAAACTTTTTTGAAACAAACACACCATATACTGTTGTTGATTTGCCTGTATTTTTAAGAAGATAATATGAAAATTGCTTTATGTTTATCTGGCCAAGCCAGAAGTTTCAAACAAGGTTATGAATACTATAAAAGAAACCTATTAGACAAACATGATGTGGATATATTCATTCACACATGGGAAGCTGAAGGCCTTGAAGAACTCCGTCAGTTGTATAAACCTGTAAAGATGGTGGTTGAGAAACCATTGGTTGGTGATTTTGATAAGAAGTACACAAACACACCAAATGCACAGGCACACCCATCACGCTTCACGGTGGCTATGTTGTATTCTATTTTCCAAACTATGTTGTATAAGACAGAACAGGAAATGAATAAAAAGTTTCTGTATGATTGGGTTATCAAGTCACGTACAGATTATGCCTTGAATGTGGAGATTCCATTTGCAGATTTGGATCCAACTAAGTTGTATATTCCAAATTGCAGAATGGTGCCTGAACGTGATTTTGGCAATGACCAATTTGCATTTGGTAATTCAAATGTGATGAATCGTAGAATGTCAATTTACTTGAATATGGAACACTACTATGACCAAGGTGTTCAGATGATTGGTGAAGATATGATGAGAGCTCATCTACATCACCACAGTCTTATTGGTGAGAATCTAGTTTATGTGAACATGAACAACCCATTTCCACCTGGCCAATTTAACGGCACTTGGCATAGTTTAATTAGGGATGATGCTGCCGAATGGAAGAAAAAATAATTAAAGAACTTAAAGGACATTCTGGTAGTAAAATCTATCTAATGTCTGATAAGTATAAAAAATTCATTCGAAAAGTTGGTAACACAGAAAGAAACTACGAGAGGTTAATTTCTCTCGCTGGTTATTATCCTGTACCTAACATCTTTGAATACAAAGACCCCGTGTTGGATATGGAATATATTCATGGCCTAGACATGAAGAACTATTTGTTATCTGGTTCAACACAGAATTTAACCAATTTTCTATTAGATATATTAAGTAGTTTTGCGGATAGTGTGGTTGACAAAGACTACACAGAAGTGTATAATAAGAAGTTGGAATGGGTTGATAAAGAAGATTTGCCTTTTACCAAAGATGAATTGATTGCTAATTTGCCTAAAATTCTACCACAATCACAATATCATGGTGATTTGACTTTGGAGAATATACTGCATACAAGCAACGAATTCTATATGATTGACGCAGTTACTATTGAATATGATTCATACATATTTGATATTGCTAAACTCAGACAGGATTTAGAATGCAAATGGTTTCTACGTGATACAAACCTGATGTTAGATGTTAAGTTGTCAAGCATACAGAAAAGAATTCTAAAAGAGTTTCCATTAGCCAACAATGATTATATTCTAATATTGATGTTGTTGCGAGTATACCTACACACAAAACCAGGCGACATGGAAAGACAATTTATAGTGAAAGAGATTAATAGATTATGGAAGTAATTGTACCGGCCGCAGGCCTATCAACTAGGTTTCCAAATATGAAACCAAAATATCTTCTGTTAGATAAAAATGACAGAATGATGTTAGCTAAATCCATCAACCCATATTTGTCTGAGGGTCACAATGTTACTGTTGGTATTCTTCAGGCACACATTGACAAATACGATTCTTACAACCTTTTAAAGGCTCAGTTTGGTGATAAGATTAACATTGTTGTTATTCCAAAAGT